AGCCTGTCATCTGATCGGTGTCGGGCTGGGTGACGAAGTGATCACCACGCCTATGACCTGTACGGCGACGAACGGCGTGCTCGTGAACCGTGGCGCCAAGATTGTCTGGTCTGACGTGGACCCGGTCACGGGCCTGATCGATCCGAACGACGTGGTGCGGAAGATAACGAAACGAACCAAGGCCATCATGGCTGTGGACTGGGCAGGTCGGGCGTGCGGTTACGTTTTCCTCCGCAAGTTCGGCCTGCCAGTCATTCAGGACGCCGCGCATAACGTGTTCGTCGACCCGCAGAACCGCGGCGACTATGTCTGCTGGTCGTTTCAGGCAATCAAGCATCTCACTACTGGTGACGGGGGCGCCTTACTGGTACCTGATCGCCAATATGAGCGTGCTCGCCTTCTCCGCTGGTACGGACTCGACCGAACCTCGAGTGCCGACTTCCGTTGCTCGCAGGACATCAAGGAGGCCGGGTTCAAATACCACATGAACGATATTGCGGCCAGCATCGGGCTGGCCAACATTCCCCACGTTGCAGAACTCGTGGCCAAGCATCGCGAGAACGCAGCGTGGTACTCGCAGCGATTCCAGGACGTGCCGGGCATCACTTCGCCTCCTGATGACCCGGCGTCGTCCTGGTGGCTCTACTGCCTGCTGGCTGATGACCGAGCGTCGTTGATCGAGCATCTGGCCAGCCGAGGTATCGCAGCCAGCCCCGTCCATCGCAGGAACGATACCCATCCCGCATTCTTCTACCCGAACGGGCCACTGCCTGGCGTCGACCACTTCGCCGAGCACGAGGTCGCCATCCCTTGCGGCTGGTGGATATCAGAATCTGACCGGGGGCGTGTGGCTGCTGCCGTGATCGAGTGGGCGCATTCGCGTCAGTTGGTGGCTGCATGACTCTCGTTCGATTCCCGACGAAACCTGATCGCGCTAAGCCGCCCATGAAGCCCAAGCCCAAGCCGAAGCCATCGAAGCGGCCCTACTGATGAGCGCCAACCTCTACGCGACCGTTTCCCAATTGCGTGATCGGTTGGGCATCACGGACGTATCCCAGGACTTGATGCTCGATCAGGCGTTACAGTCGGCTTCGCGCTGGATCGACAAGACACTGGGCCGACGGTTCTTCACGACGACCGCGGATGAGGTCCGCTACTTCACAGCCTGCAATGCGTACTGGTATCTCGAAACAGGCGATCTGCTCAGTGTCACTACGCTCGCTACAGACGCGAATGGCGACGGTGTCTATGAGACAACGTGGACGGTCGCCACCGACTACTGGCTCGGGCCGCGGAACGCGCCACTCGACGGTGAGCCGTACATTTGCATCAATCGAACCTCGTACTCAGGCCGATTCAGTTTCCCGGCCTATCCCGACGCGGTACAGGTCACCGGCAAGTTTGGCTACTGCACGCTCGCCAATGTCCCGCCGCAGATTCGCGAGCTGACCCTATCCCTCGCTGAGACAGGTGCTGGCTCAGTCGGTGGCGGCGACCTCGCTATTCCTGGCGTCCAGAGTTACAAGATCGGCAACGAACTGTCGGTGACGATGGGTGGTAGTAATCGTGTGAACGATTCGACGAGGTCGGTGCTTGCACAATTCAGCCGCGGCGGATTCGTGGCCTGATGGCGATTCCTGGTCTGGCTGGCCAGGCTCGACTTCGAGCAGCCTTGGCACACACGTTCACCGCGAGTGCGACCATCTTGCGCAAGACGCAGGTTGCGGATAGCACCGGCGGGTACACCGATTCGTATTCTGCTGTAGCGACGCATATGTGCTCGTTCGCACGGTCCCAGGTCACGCCGATCGAACGCGAGAACGCGGTGCAGGTCCGTTCCATCTCAATGTGGAACTTCGTGTTCGCAGCCGAGACAGATATCCGCACGACGGATCGGATTTACATTTCTGCTGAGGACCGTACCTTCGAGGTCGTTTCCTCAGCAACCGGCAGTATCAAACTGGCAACACGCGTTATCTGCCAGGAAATCACCTAAACCCAACCACGCCACCCCCCGTGGCAGCTTGGCACGCGCCAGTCTTCTGGCTCCTGACAAGAACCTAGCAGAAGGAGTCAGGATACCGCTATGGCCCGTTCACCTTTTACCCCGACTACTACCGTTGCGACGGGCGTTGTGCTCGCATCCGCCGTGGCGGTTGATTCTGGCAACGGCAATGAGTGGACGAACACCGGTCGGTCGCTCATCGAGATCTTCAACAACTCGGCGTCTGCGATTACCGCGACGTTTATCACGCAAGGCACGTATAGCGTGGGTACCCAGGCGTATGCCATCAACGATAACGCGGTAACGGTTGCGGCTAGCGCGACTCAGGCCGCTGGCCCGTTTGATACTGCGCTATACAACAGCACGACCTCAACAGTTCAGGTGAACTGGTCGAGCGGTACCGGTATCACCGCACGCGTGATCGTGCTCGGTACGTCCTGATCCATGCCAACAGGGGTCACGATCACCATTAGATCAAATCGTATCGATGAACTGACTCGCTTGTTAGTGCCGCGCACTCACACCGCGGTACTTGAGACGGCCGGCGATATTCAGGACCGCGCTAGTTTCATGGCGCCGCGGGACACAGGGGCGTTATCGGAATCAATCTACGTGGCGTCTGCGGATGGGAGCGACTATTCCCAACGGGCCGGCTCAGCGGGTGCCAGGAATCCGGACGCCGTCATTGCGCCCGAGGTGAATCCTGAATTCGTAATTTCGTTCTCGTCTTCGAGTCCCACCTTCCGAGCTGTCGTTGGCTCAGCGGTTAACTACGGGATCTTCCAGGAACTGGGTACGCGGTTCATGCCGCCGCAGTCGTTCATGCTGCCGGCGACGGAAGTGGCTGCTGATGCCTTCTCCGAGCGCATGTCGCATATAGCCGATCTCTGAGGAGTGGTAGCTATTGTCAGCCGATCTTTCGCGGATCGATCAGTGGCTTATGGGTATCCTGGCGGGCGATATCACGCTGGCCACGTCTGTCAGCAGTCGCATCTATGGCGACATGGCGCCCCAGGGCTCGAGCATGCCGCTGGTGTTGTTCTCGTACCTCGGTGGCGCTGACAAGGTGGTCACGCTGCGTACGCGTTTGACGAACGCGATCTACCTGATCCGAGCCGTGAGTGGGGGGTCGTCGTACAACACGCTTGAGGCGATTGCTGATCGTATCGACGACTTGTTGACTACTTCATTGCCTGACCAGGGCACGATCGTACGCGATATTCGGGTCGCGTCGTGTACACGCGAGCAGCCGCACCAGCGGAAAGATATGGAGAACGGCGTACCCACGGTTTACTTGGGCGGGTTTTATCGTATCCGCTATCAACCGCTCACCTTTGTATGAAGGATGAACGCGAGTTCTGGATTCAGGTGCGGCGCGGATTGTCCATTGTCACTCACGCGATTGATGATGAGCGGGCCGACGATCTTTTCTGGCTAACCGTCCTTCGTGGGCTGAACATCGTTGTCCGCGCGATCGAGGTCCGCTGGCGGTTACCGCACAGCAGCATTCGCACAATAGGTATACCTACCGAGCCACCGGCTGAACCGCTCGCTCGATCTGAAGAAAGGATCGGGCAATCGGATGCCGTTCAACTCAGGTAACATCGCCACTTTCACGCTCGGTGGGTCTGACATCAGTCAGTACGTCACCAGTGTTTCGATCAACATCGAGCGGGATATCAAAGACATCAAGCCAATCGGCGGCAACGCCGGTACCAAACTGGTCGGCTCATACTCGGGCACGATCAGCCTGGAGGGCGGCTACGACCCGGCGCTCGACGCGATCATTGCGCCGCTCATGTTGGCGACTACACCGGCCACGAGTACGTTCGCGCACCGGCCGTCAGGTTCAGGAGGTGGCACGCGATCCTTCTCGGGGAGTGCGTACGTCGCGTCTTACCGGGTAGACACTCCAGGTGATGACACTGCGACCTGGCGGTCTGAGTTGGCCGTCGCAGGAACGATTACCAACGCGTAAGTCTCAGCGTAGACCATCACCCCTTGAGGAGGGCTCATGGCGACATCCGATCATGCCCATATTTTGACGGCCGATGAGATTTGGGCGGCCAAGGATATCGAAGAGCGCACGGTAGACATCCCCCAGTGGGGTGGCTCCGTGCGAATCCGCACGTTCAGCAAGGAACAGGCTGATGTCATGCGTAAGCGTGCTACCAGCCAGGATCGCATTACCAAGCAGGACGTGGTTGATAACGAGATGCTCGAAGCGTTGCTATTCGTTGAGGGCGTGATCGAGCCTCATTTCTCGCTGGATGACTACGAGAAGATTCAGAAGAAATCCGCGGTGGCTGTAAGTTTGGTGCTCAGGGCAATTATGGACGCGTCCGGCCTGTCGCAACTCGCCGTCACGGAGGCCACCAAAAGCACTGAGGTTCGATCCGAGTCTGAGATTCGAGTATCACCTGGCGCGGGAATTGAAGATGACGCGAACGGAATTGCTCAAACGAATGAGCACGGCCGAGTTCGCTTATTGGACAGCGCTGTACAACCTGGAAGCGCACGAACGGGAGAGGGCGCAACGTGATGCCGAGGATAAGGCGAATGCGCAACGAATGGCGCGCGGGCTGCGTTCGGTCAGGTAGGCGTCAGCGCCCCTGCCATTTGTTGGCGACCTCTGAGAGTGCGCTCAGCACGTTTCCTAGTGCACGCACTAATGGTGTGTCTCGGAACAGCACGATTAGGACAATCAGGACAAGCAGGCTGATAAACCACCACGACCGCCACCACATGAGCGCAACCGTCAGGTGACGTGGTTGAGATTCGGTTGAGCAGAGGTTACTGTGCCGGTCCCGATCGCTGAGCTGTTCATCGCTGTTAGCGCCGACGTGAGCGGCGCGATCGGTGGTCTGAACACGCTCAATAACCAGGTCAACAGCCTGGGTAACACGTTCAGGCAAGCCGCCCCTGCTGCCGCCGTGCTCACTGCTGCTGCAGCAGGTATTGGCGCCGGCTTTGTGAGCGCCATTTCTACGGCGGCTGATTTCCAGCACCAGATGTCGGGCGTGAAGGCTGTGTTGAGTCCAGACGAGGTCGACCGATTTGGAGATGCGCTCAGTAACCTGGCCTTAAAACTGGGCCGGGACACCGTCTTTAGTAGTAGTCAGGCAGCATCAGCAATTGAGGAATTGGTCAAGGCTGGTATTCCGGTCGAGGCCGTGTTGGGTGGGGCTGCAGCGGCGGCACTCAGTCTAGCGGCTGCGACGGGAATCACGACCACTGAGGCGGCCACGATTGCTTCGCAGGCCATGAATATTTTTGGCGTGAGTGCGGCTGAATTGAATAGCGTGGTGGATCGGCTCGGGGCTGTCGCGAATGCCTCAGCATCGGATGTGTCGTTCCTGCGCTTTGGTCTTGCCGCAGTAGGTGGTGTCGCGGCAGGCGTTGGACTGTCTCTGAACGATACGCTGGTTACGCTCGGCTTGCTATCGAACAGATTCGCCACAGGCGCTGATGCCGGTACTTCGTTCAAGGCATTCCTAAATGGACTTATCCCGGACACCAAGAAGCAGAAAGAGGCCTTCAAACAATTAGGGCTAACCCTTGCTGACGGTAGTAATGCATTCTTTGATGCCAATGGCAACATCAAGGACATGGCGCAAGTTGCAGGCATCCTGCATGCCGCGTTACAAGGGCTGACTGCTGAGCAACGTCAACAAGCACTCACGACAATTTTTGGTACTGATGGTCAACGTGCGGCCAATGCCATCTTTGAGTTGGGCCAGCAGAAGGTTGCCGAGTTCAGTGCTGCTACGGCCGGGTCGGGGGTGGCTGCACAGTCAGCCCAGACGCGCATGGACAATCTCCAGGGCGTGTTACAGAACCTCGCCGGCTCCATTGAGACGGTACAGATTCAGATCGGGAATTTCTTCTTGCCAGGCTTACAAGCCCTGGCGACAGCCGCTAAGGGTTTGGTCGATGGCTTCTCGACGTTGTCGCCCGAAGCGCAAAAGTTCCTGGCGGCAATCGCAGGTGTAGGTGGTGGCATCCTCGGTGCGATTGGCGGTTTCGCCATACTTGGGCGTCTCCTTATCTTTTTAGCTCCGTCCTTTGCTGCGTTGATTCGCCTGCTACCTGTCATGGTCGGGTTATTCGGCCCTATCGGTCTGGCTGCATTAGCTCTTGCGT